CAACAGTTTACACAAAAGAAGACCTTTACATCTATATGAGTCCTAAGTCTTACAGATTATACATTTCAGCTATCTCTACTTTAGGATATGTGAATGCTTACTCTATGAATGGAGACTATGATGCAGTTTTTGAAGGAATAAAAATCGCCGTTTGCAACGGAATGACTAACGATACTTTAGTAGCAGCAGAAAGAAGCAACTTATTCTTCGGAACTGACTTGTTAAGCGACCAAACTTCAAGAATTGACCTTTTAGATATGTCTACTTTAGATGGTTCAGATAACATTAGATTATTAGCTCGTTATAGTGGAGGTGTTCAAGTAGGTATTGGAGCTGACGTTGTACTTGTATCATAATTAAATAAATAATACGGAAGGAGGGGGTAAAACCTCTCCTCCCTTAACCTAAAAAAATAAAAAAAATGGCTTGTGGAATCTTATCAAAAGGTAGAGGGCTCGACTGTAATAGAATCAGTGGAGGAATAAAATTCGTTTATTTCGGAGTTTACGACCAATTTACAGCACCAATAGAAACAGTAGGACTTCCTGTTACAGCAGGAGAAGTTACTGACTTAGAAATGGGTTCAAATGACTTATACAGATACACAATGCCTTTAGGTGTTGCTAGTCTTACAGATACAATCGTGGGTTCGAGAGAAAATGGCAGTATTTACTATACGCCTTCTTTGAGTGTAATTCTTAACAGACTTACAAAAGAAGACCAAAACCAAATCAAACTATTAGGAGCAACTAAACTTGTATGCTTTGCTCAATTAAACGCAACTTTACCTTCAGGAACAGATGTTATTGTTGCTTTAGGAGTTACTAATGGAATGGAACTTAATGCAGGAACTATGGACTCAGGTGCAGCTTGGGGAGATAGAGGAGGATATACTCTTACTTTTGACGGAATGGAGGCTTCTCCTTTTCCAATGGTAGCAGACTATCCAATAGCAACAGGACCTTTCACAAATGCAGGGTTTAATTTTGGTTCAATAGTTACATCTTAAATTTCTTATCTGTTTTCTTATAATCTTAAAAGGGTAGCTTAATTGTTACCCTTTTTCTTTTCCAAATAAAAACTGACTTTTTCTATTATATAGTAGATATGATACAAGCCTACACAGAATCAAACTTTAAAGCATACTTATCTACGGAAGATAATCGTATTGATACATCTGTAGCTAAAAGACAGATAAGGTTCTTAGTTAAGCTTATTAATGATATGGATGGAAGTATAGATTATGTCTATCCTGCTGAAGTTATCAATAATAGATTTACTGAAATGACTTTCACTTATGAGGCTGATGCTCTTACAGTTAATATGTTTGATGGAGAAGTTCATTTATTACCTTCAGGATATTGGAAGTATGAGGTTTATGAAGTAAGTTGGATAGGAACAGCAAGTCTTAACGCAGAACAAGCACCATCAACAGAAACAGAAGTTATTACTCCTATAGGAGATAATATAGGAGTAGTTCAAGGCTTAGTAACAAAAGGAAAGCTATATTTAGCAGAAAAAGATGGAACAGAACAAGTACAATACACACAACATCCTGAACCTTCAGGAACTAACTATATATATTACGGACAATAAATTAAAATTATGGCAATAGAAAACGTACAACAACTCTTAACAGAGCAATTAGGAAAGAATAGATGTGATGTCTTTACTACAACAGCAATGACTGACAAAGATTATTATGCAGTCTACTTTGTAACAGAAAGCGTTATTGCAGAAATAGTTGCATCTAATATACAAGCGGTAACAGGAAGTTCAGCACTTAACCTACATACGACTATAGCAGCAGGAACAACTTTGTTCTTAAACGTTACTGCTATAACTCTGACGAGTGGAATTGCTATAGGTTACTATGACCAAATAGTATAATGAAGTTAGCACTTGGAATGTCATTGCCTTCAAGTAACAAGGGAGGAGTAACACCTGTACAAAAGCAAGTAAATGTTTTTAAGGCTAGGGTTATTGCTGATGGAGGTGTATTTGAAGCTAAGGCTTGTTTAGAAGCACAATTAGTAATATTAAATAATATACAATGAGTTTATTAGATGATGTAAGTATTGTAGTAACTCCTAATGGATATAAGGCAGGAGAATTGTATGCAGTTGTACCTGTACCTACTGAGGGTGCTGAAAAAATACTTAATACAGATTTTGCAACAGATAGTAATTGGACACCATTAGGAGGTTGGAGTATATCAGGCGGTACTGCAAATTGTAATGGTGCAAGTATTATGTTTACAAATGCAAGTATTATAGCCACTAAGATTTATAAGATAACTTATACAGTTAGTGGATTTATTTCAGGTGGTGTTAAAGTAAGGTTAAATGGAAGTCCTGATGTTGATGGGTTAACAAGAACTGCAAACGGAACTTATACAGAATACATTACATCTTCAAGTAGTCCAAATGGAAATTTTAGTTTTGCTGCTGTTGTTAGTTTTGTGGGTAGTATAGACAACGTATCAGTAAAAGAATACACAGCAGCTGATATGGATGTTACTAGAGAAACAGCAGCTACAAGAGTAGATGAAGCAGGATTAGTTAATTACGCTGAGATTGTAGGAGATGAGGAGGTTACTAATGGAGATTTTGTTACTAATTTAGATGGTTGGATACTATCCGCTTCAACTCCTCCGACTTGGGATAATGGAATGATAAAAATGCAGAGTGATGGAGCAACTTTTTCAGTAGCAGACCAATCGTTTAGCACAATATCAGGGAAATTATATACTTTTGTTTTTGAAAAATTAATAAATAATAATACGGTTGAAGTTAAAGTAGGTACTTCTCAAGGGGGTTCAAGTTTATTAAATTTAACACCTACAACTATACAAACATACACTTACTCGTTTATAGCAACTTCAAGTACTTCTTGGATTAGAGCAAGAGATGGGAGTGGAACAACAGGTGCATACTTATCAGGGTTTTCAGTAAAAGAAGTTACAAGAGATAATGTACCTCGTATAGACTACACAGGAGGAGGTTGTCCACATATATTAGCAGAGCCACAGAGGACAAATAAACTTACTTATAGTGAGAATTTTGCTAATGGTAGTTGGATTAATAACTCTATTGGAACTACACCTATTTTAACAGGTGGATTTAATTCTCCTGATGGAACGAATAATGCTTACAAAATATCTAATGCTAATCAAGATAGTATGTGGTATCTTCCTGTAACTATAGGAGCTTCTGATTCTCGCACAATATATGCAAGAACAGTAAGCGGTACGGGAACAGCTCAACTATTATCACATAATTCAAATACAAACAACACTTTTAATCTTACTGAAGAATGGCAAAGATTTGAGGTTAGCACTACAACATCAGGAATAGGAGCATCAAGTTACTATGCAGTAGACTTTAGAGGTAGTGGTACTCTTACTGAGATTTTAATATGGGGAGGTCAGGCAGAATCAGGCTCATTTCCAACTAGTTACATTCCAACATCAGGAAGTACAGTTACAAGAAACAAAGACATCTTCACAAGAGATGGTATAGGTAGTTTGATTAATAGTACAGAGGGGGTTTTATTTGTAGAGATGGCTGCAATAAGTGACGACTTGACAAGGAGAAAGATAACAATCTCTGATGGTACTTTAAGTAATTTTTGCTCGTTATATTTTGATTCTATTTCTAATAAGATAATAGGGAGAACAACTGTAGGGGGTGTTTTACAATCTTTCTTATCTACTTCTAGTTATACGGAAACCAACTTTAATAAGGTAGCATTCAAATGGAAAGTAAATGACTTTGCATTATGGGTAAATGGTTCTGAAGTTGGTGTAGATTCTTCAGGTGTAGCTTGGGGTTCAAGTGTTTTAACAGAAATAAGTTTTGATAACGGAACAGGAGCAGAAAATTTCTACGGAAAAGTAAAACAACTACAAGTATATAAGACAGCTTTAACAGATGCTCAATTAACTTCTTTGACTTCATAATATGAATATATACAAATTACAATACACAGACAAAGCAGAAGGAGATGCTGATTTACTTGCTAAAGGTACTTATGAAGTAGTAACTGAAGAAGGTGTTACTCAAGATGTGTACAGAAATGGAACTCAGGCAATAGTCTTTATAAATAAGATAGTAGAGATACCTGCAACATACGACCCTGATGGAAAAGAGATAACTCCACCTGTATATTATGATGGAGTATTTTACGACCTAATGACTACAGAAGAAATTGACTTTGGAATACACGAGTTATTTCCTGTAGATTGCGTACATTCGTTTTTAGGTTATGAAAAGAACGCAGAAGGTACAGATGTAGACCCTGATGAATTAATAATAGAATAAAATGGATAAAATTGTAAGCATAGATTTAAGCACCTCAACAGCCCCATTAGTGCAGGAGGTTAGAGGGAAGGATTGGATTGAGTACGGCGACGCAAACGGCGAATGGCGAAACCTCTATCCACAGTTTCTAATTGACCTTTATTATTCAAGTTCAATAACGGCTGCTATCGTCAACGCCACTTCAGAGATGATTAGTGGGGAGGACGTAGTCATAACAGACGAAGATGATAGAGATGAAGAAGCAAGAGTAAAGCTTCAGAACTTTATGAATAATGCTAATTCAAATGAAACACTACACGAGGTCTTAAAAAAAGTAGCATTTGACTTTAAACTTCAAGGAGCATTTGCACTTAACATTGTATGGTCAAAAGACAGAACTCAGATAGCTGAAATCTATCATATACCTGTAGAGAAGATTAGATGTGAACGTCCTGATGAATTTGGCAAGACTAACGCTTACTATGTATCAGGAGATTGGGCAAACACAAGAACGAACAAGCCATACAGAGTTCCTGCTTTTAATGTAAACGATAGAACTTCTCCTAATCAAATACTTTACACAGGTCTTTATAGTCCTAATATGAACTCTTATTATACGGCTGATTACATTTCTTGTAATAATTGGAGTCTTTGCGATTCTTTAGTGTCAGAATTCCATTTACAGAATGTAAGTAATTCATTCTCAGGGAGTTATATGATTAGTTTCGCAAATGGAATACCAACAGCTGAAGAAAGAAATCAGATAGAAAGAAGTTTAGAAGCTAAATTCACAGGGTCTTCAAATGCAGGCAAATTTATTTTAACATTCAGCGACGACAAGACAAGAGTACCTGAAATAACTCCAATCAGTCCTGCTGATTTAGACAAGCAATATATAGCACTTCAAGAACTACTTACTAGCAACATCCTGGCAGGTCATAGGGTAACTTCTAAGACACTTATGGGCTTGGATAGTGCTAATGGGTTCTCAAGCAATGCAGACGAGCTTTTAAACGCTTCTAATTTTTACTTAAATACAGTTGTGATGCCATTCCAAGGGCAAATCTTAAAAGTGTTACACAAGATATTCCAAGTAAACAATATGGATATGCCTGTTCAATTTGTACAACTTAAACCAATTACAATTCAATTTGATTCTAAGACTATTAGAGAAGTAATGACTCAGGACGAAATAAGAGAAGAAATTGGATTACCTCCATTAAATGAAGAAGAATCTGTTGAAATAAAAGAGGAGTTTGCAAAAGTTGGAATGATAGACGGAAAGCCTGTATTTGACACAATAGAAGAAGCCTTAGAGAGTGCAAAGACTTTAGGGTGTGAAGGGTATCATACGCACGATTACGAAGGGAAGGAAGTCTATATGGCTTGCGAAGGTCATCAAGAAGCTACAGAACTTTTAACAGAAAAGACTGAGTTAGATAAGTTTATTGAGGAGTTTGGAGAAGATATGTCTGATGAATGGGAATTAGTAGAAGAAGAAGTAGTAGACGGAGAACATCAAGACTTTAACTATGAAGAAGTATTAAATGAATTAGCTAATGAAAAGATTGAACTAGCATCAACAGGTAGAGCAATTCCTAGTCGTAAGTCAGAACAAGATGGACAATCTAAAAAGTCTTATGATTACTTTAGAGTTAGATATGTTTATTCTGAAGATAACTTCCTAACAAGTAAGACAGGAGAGAAAAGAGAATTTTGCAGAAAGATGATGGCAGCTAAGAAACTTTACAGAAAAGAAGATATAATTAATATGACTAATAAAATTGTTAATCCAGGTTGGGGAGAAAGAGGAGCAAATACCTACTCTATTTGGTTAGCAGACCAACACGAAGATTGTTGTAAGTCATTGAAAAACAATAGATTAGACTTGTACAAAGGAGGAGGTAACTGCCACCATTTTTGGAGCAGACGTATCTTTAAAACTGTAATAGGCGAGTCTAAGACTACTAAGATAGAAGACGCAGATATGATTGGCTACACAAAGGCTAAGTCAGAAGGCTTTACTGCTAAGAAGAACGATAAGCTAGTTGCAACACCACCAAAGAAAATGAAAAATAACGGATTTTTAAAACCTAGATAACAATGTCATATGTCCTCTTTATCTCAGAAAGTGTATTGAAGTCAAGTAGTGCTTTAAACCTTAATATTTCAACAACTCTACTTTTGCCTTATGTAAGACAGGCACAGAAGCTATATATAGAAACTAAGCTAGGTACTGACTTAAATCAAAAGCTAAAAGACTTAATTGTAGCAGGAACAGTAAACGCAGCAGGAAATGAAGCTTATGCAACTTTATTAAATGATTACATTCCTGATGTTTTAGTGAACTTTAGTTTTTTTCACGCTATTCCATTCCTCAGATTTAAAATCGAGAACGGCAATATTTACTCAAAAACTTCGGAAACAGGAACAGCTTTAAGTACAGAAGAAGCACAACATTTGCGTGAAGAAATCAGAAATACGGCTGAATACTACACAGAAAGAATGATTGACTACATCTGTAATAATAATTCACTTTTTCCTGAATACTCTACAAATACAGGTGCAGACGTAGACCCTGATAGAAATGCGTTTTACAACGGAATGAATCTTGAAAGACCACAAAATCAAGGAACTAATTTTACATTAAGAAACGTATTAGGAAATCTAAACTAATGAAGAAATACTACAAGACAAAACCAATTAATATTACTAAACTCAAATCGTATTTACAAGATGCCGAT